TTAAATAATTATACTCTACTTTTTATTTGCAGTCAACTTTTTCTGCGGTACATCGAACACAAAAGTAATGCGTGTGCAATCTCCGATGTTCTCAGTGCCATGTTTAAGTTTATTGTTGAACCACAATAGAGTTCCTGGCTCAACATCAACGTACTCATCGCCAACAAAATATCTATACCTACCTTCTATGGACAGATGATACCTGTCTTTATCTTGGTAGTATGTGCCCTCATCTATATGTAGTCCAACTGTACCACCCACTGGCAGTGATAGAAAACCACAACGATAAAACTTACCAAAGTGTCGCTTTAGGAATGCAACGATCTCTGTATGTCGATCATACGCTGCGGTCTTAATACAAATGTTGGTGTCTCCAACAAATTCTTCTACCTTAGTCACACCACCCATGACCAGTTGCAATACTCCTGCTTGAATATCTTTATATCCACGATCGAGTAGTGATTCAGCTGCATCAATCTTGCGCTGACCACCCCAATCTTCTGGATACTTGTCAAGCTGTTTCTTTATCTTGGAAACATTGATTCCAGTTTTAACTATACGAATGTTATCCAAAGAAGTCCTCCAGTGAAGACTTTTCTTCTACGCTCCAACCCAGTGGTTCAATAACTGAGTCAAGTGCATCAAGGAAAGTCTTTTCGAATTGTTTGTCATAGTCGATGAATTGATGAAGTCCAAATTCCTTTGGAAGTTCTTGCGAGAATGCAACAACGTCTTCATTAAATGGGTTGGGTTTCTTTACATACACGAAACGAATCTTATCGCCATCACGAATCAACTGATGCTTCTTTTCAAGACCCTTGCGTTTGACATAGTGATTGAACAACAACGCACCTCGAACATGTATCGGAGTACCCTTTGTATATATCGGTGAACCAGCATACTGCTTCATACCATTCACACCACGAGGGAAGGCAATCTCTTCAACAGGAAGATTGTTAAATTCTTTTCGAAATCCAATTATGTATTCCTGTAGAACCTTCTCATCACCTTTGAGGATAACCTCAATCGAATCACGCAGTTTATTACGAATAACCGCAGGTGTAGAGGACTTGACCATCTCCAGACCCATAACTTTGATTTTAGGTTTCGCATATTGAACACCTTCTGAGTTGTGCACATTAAGAATGTATCTTTTCTTGGCAGTCCAGATACCTTTGTCAGCCAACACCTCACGCTTCATCTGCATCTTCTGAGCAAACGCATTCATGTACTCAGCAAGTTCTTGATAACCTTTATCAATGAATGGTTGGAAAACATCTTCACAGATCTTGTCCATGAATTTAATTTTCTGCTCATCAGTCTTTCCAGTACATGCAGTCTCAACAAGATGTTCCATGGAAAGGTAGATTGAATCAGTATCAATGGCAATCACAAAGTCTTTACCCTCAGTCTTGAGAGTTTTGTTCATGAACGCATTTAGCTTGTTAGCCATCCAACGAATGGACAGCTGACCTGAAGTAGTAATACCTTCAGCCATACGTAGATCGAAGTAGCGGAAGTACTGATTACCCATGGCACCATAAGCTGAGTTCAAGGCAATCTTCATGGCCATCTGCAGGTTATTCAGACGAGAGATTTCTTTGATGAGTTGCGTCTTGGATTTATCATTCTGATATTCCTGTTCAATCTTCAGCATCTGCTTCTTGAATTTGCTTCGGTCAATGTACATCTTTTCCATCAACTCAGGCATGAACCCTTTGATGTCTTTGCGATAACACCAACCATTTGCAGTCAATGAAAGACTTCTGCGTTGCGCATAAGAAGTATCGACTTCTTGATTGAGTAACTTTTCAACAGTGCAAGGGATCTTATCATGCGTCAATGTTTCAGGACTGATGTTATACTGCATGATCAAGTGAGGATACAGTGAGTTCAAGTCAAACGAAGCAACCCACTTATGCAATCCAAGAATAGGATCTTTAACATACGCACCTTCAAACTGCGCATCTTTACCAGAGCCAGTCTTTGCTGGAATGGCAATCATCTTTTTACGTAGATGATTGTATATGATAGCGTCCCACATACGAACCTGAGAGAACACATCTTCATAGTTGATCTTGGCATTGTACGCCATGGTCAAGCACAGTTCAATCAAACGCATCTTGTCATCAAGACGATACACAAGTTCAGTATCTCGAATGTTATACTCAACAAAGATCTGCCAGAAGTTTGTGTAAGAATCTTTGAAGTCCTCTCCAGGCAACTCAAGTTTACCTTCACCAAGTTCTTCTTGACAAATATAGTCTAGACGATATGACTCTTGCTTTTGGTATGTAAACTTCTTGTACAGAGCAAGGTAATCTAGGTGCGCAATGCCTTGAATGTCGTAGTGAATTTCTTCGTTACCTTTGATAAAGGTCTTACGTTCATTTAGGTATCCCCATGGAGAAAGTTTCTTGGACATGGACTCACCAAGTTCTCGATCGATACGACGAACAAGATATGGAATGTCAAAGAACTCAGTATTCCATCCAGTGATGACATCTGGATAGTTATCCTGCCACCAGATGATGAATTCTTTTAGTAGTTGTTGTTCATCACGGCAGGTTTTGTAAACAACATCGTCACGATCATGAACGAATGGCTTGGTACCGAAAACCGTAATCTGTTTTGTCTTGCTGTCTTTGATTGAGATTAACAGAACCTCTTCATTGGCAAGTTTGATATCTGGAAAACCATTTTCTGTTTTGGTTTCAATGTCCAGTGAGAACACACGAATGTTATCCATGTCAAAGCGAATGTCACTCTCATAAGTGTCGCTGATGTATTGACAAACGTAGTTCGTGTTTCCGTAGACGTCAAACCCTTGCACATCTTCGTAGCGTTTGACAAAGTCTCGGGTTTCCTTTATCGTTCCTGTCTTGATCTCATCGACAATAGTTCCATCAAGAGTTGACCATTGACTGGTTTCTTTCTTGGATGGAACATAGAGTGTTGGGAAGAAGTCAACTTTACGAGCAAAAGGTTTTCCATTCTCAATACCTCTGACGCACATTCTGTCGCCAAGGGGAAACACATTTGTATAAAATTGCATTAAGTTTGTTTTCCGTACATTAGTTGCATTGCGTCAAGTGCGCAATCGTGGACTGGATGATGTTTGATTACAGCTGCACGATTAAACAATGGGTGGTCAACTTCAACATATCCATTGGTAGTTCCGTAAAGAATATCGACTGCTGTTCGCACATCCCTCCACATATTATACCCAGTAATAGGTTGCAGGTCAAGTTTCTTTGCCAGACTATCTATTACCATTTGATCAAGTGAACCTCTTGCCCACATTGTCTGCTTCTGAGCATTTGGTATCTTGTTCATGTAAGCATGCAGTGTAGCAATTGCATGTTCAGCAACAACATCAGTTGAATCTGGATCGAAAGATACTTTCTTAACATACTCATGCTGGTTTGCCCACCATTCTATAGTACCAATGTCAACAGTTCTATTCAAACGAACACCTTGATCTTTGGCTTTTAGTTTGACAAAGCATGCGTTGTCAAGCAGATCTTGATACGTTGGTCGCTTCTCTGGGTCAAAATGAATTAACGCTGCAGATAAAACCACAGCGTTAGATTCAACACCCAATGTTTCCACATCGAATATAAACATTACCAATCCTTCTTATATCCAACCTCAGTAACAAAGGTATGAATCTTTTGTTCATCTGACCATGAAGAACAGTACTCATTTTCTTTATCACACATTGTGATAACTTCTTCCTTTGTAATTTCACGAGTGCTAAGGATAGACTCGCCAATCCAAAGTTGAGAAAACTCTCGCATCTCTTCAGAGGTAACTGTGTCTGCTGCCCATGTCTCAGCACTGCAAGGATACTCACGTTCGTTATGATTATCGGGTACTTCGATAACATAACGCATGCGGTATTGGGAAATAGTATCAACCAAAATAAATTTACTCATCGCCGAACCTTTCTTTCATTTTTGCTTGCCTTTCAGCTTCGTGTGTATCACACAAAGTACGAATCCATCCACTACTACGACGTTCTCCAATGGAGCCACATTCCTCACATGTTACACCACTCATGCTTTCTGCTAGTGTAACCATACCACTAATATATTCATCGCCACCAGAGTAGTAGAAACGTAGACAACCAAACTTTTCTTTGATCTGATCAATGGTAACTTGCGTAACTGTATCTGGAACTGGTCGCATATCTTCTGATGGCGCAGTACTGTTAAATCTAGTAGCCGAGTCACCTTGTTTTTCTTTCCAATCGATATGGTGTTGAATATTTGCGCACAGCTTATCCAGAATGTAGAACCATCCAGCGCCACATGCAACGCCACCATACTTTCCAACAAACATCTTTGGATATACCTTTGGAAAGTAATCTTGCATTTCTTCACTAGTCATGTTCATCTCCATGTTCTGTGTGCTTCAGCAATGTGTTCCATACCATCAAATTCCTCAACGACATAGTCAACATCATCAGGAATATCAACAACTTTCAACTCAGCGTAAGAACTATTGGCTTCATCACCCATTTCTTCAACTGTTTGAACCAGTGCTGGATCGTGTCGTTGGATATCACGTGCACAAACTATTTGTGCAGAGCGAGCCACATTATATGCACGACGATCAGCCTGAGACATTTCGTAGAAGGCATCACCTTCTTTGGATTCAATTCGATCTTCTGGTTTAACTGTCCAGTAATTCCAGAAACCCCAATGATCTTTACCTTGCTCTGGATATACAGCGATACCTTTGATCTCAAAGTATCGCATAACTGCTTCATGGCTCAAACCAAACCCACCATGACAATTGTTTATTACTACTTTCATGTCATCACCTTTTTAACTCTTAAAAATTTATGAATCAACTTATCCTTGATCATGTCAGGGATAGTTAAGTATGGAAATTCCAATATGAAAGGACATGCCTTTGTATGACCCCATGAACTTGTCCTTAGGAATTTTGCATAGATGTCGATATCCTTTTGATCATTCACATTGAATAGACGCTTAGGTTTGATCAACTGCTCAAGTATCATTTAATATCCTTACTAGTATCAGCTATGTCTTTATCATCACGAATCTCAACAAAGATTGGAAGGAACAAAGATTCATCTCCCAATTTATTCTTGATACGACTATTATACTTGATTGCCACAATTCGGTCAACTAAATTTTCATTGATCAGATTCTTGCGTTGCATATCGTTGAGACCAGAACCTACTGATACCTTTACAACACCATCGGCTGATTCGCAAAGCAGATTGCCTAGCATACCTGCATACTTACCTTTGCCTTCTTCAATGCCAACGATCTTAAGATCGCACTCAAGTTCTCCTTTGAATTTGATCTGATGCTTTGCACGTTTGTCTTCCCATTCACCACTACCATCTTTGAGGATGATACCTTCGAATCCTTCTGCAAGATATTCCTTGAAGATCTCTTGCGCTTGATCAATGGTTTCAACGATAGTTGAAGTGACTGTCCAAATCTTTTTACCTTCGGACTTCTGTTTTGAAACAATTGCTTCAAGAGTAGAGAATCGTTTTGCGTATGAAGTTGGGCAGTTACCATCAGTGAAGTATGCGTAAGGAATCAAATCCCAAACTGAAGCATTCACCATTGCTGCTTCTTGCGCAGAGATAGTTCCTTTGTTGGCTTTGGAAAGAATTCCATTACCAGTTTGACGATCAGCGAATTGATGATCACCTTCAAGCATCACAAGCAACTCTCCATCGAATACGCAGTCGACATCACCAGCAAGTGCAGCGAATTCTTTCTCGAGATTGCCAAGCAGGTTTAGTTCCTTGCCATTTCTACTACGGAATTCTACCTTACCACTTCTGACGATAGCGTTGAATCGCATCCCGTCCATTTTCATTTGGGCGTATGCTGGAAACTTTATTTTGTCTACCAGTTTCTGGTCGTACCCGCTGCACAACATTACTGGATACTCTTTGATCAAGCCACCCCACACTGCGTTTGCAGTTGATACTTGCACGCCACATTTCAAATCCTTTTGAATAATACGCTCGATGACCTTAGCATCGTCTTCGGTTGTGTTGGTTAGGATAGCTGTCAGGTGTTCAATAGCTGCATTGCCAGTCACATGACGCTCAGATAGATCGAACAAAAGATCGATGGCTTCTTCCAATTGAATAGTATGCTCAGGAAGTCCTCGGGTATACTTTGGGATCTTACGTTGATAGAACTGTGTGAAAGGATCGAGAGCTAACCGCACTACATTACGTAGGGTTTCGTTATTGCTGTTAGCATTCAATTGTTCAATTTTGAAATTGCGTGATGCATTGGCAGCTAGACTCTCGAGAAAAATGTTAATGTTCATTTGTGTTTCAATTCCTTAAATGTACGGTATCTCATGTCAAACCTAATTGGCTTGATAAACTTCTTTACTTGTTTTGTGTCCACGTTATAGAAAGCAACCATCTTTGACTTGTCGTCAGTGAGATAGTAGATGTGGTTGGATACATTACCAACCCAATCTTTAGTGGTTTCTTGGAAGGCTCTCATACTGCTTTCCGAAAGTAACCGTAGGGAAGACCCAACAGGAAGCAAAGGTAGTCGTCATCACCATTGGAACCTTCGGCTTCATGAACCCATGCTATCGCTTTTTCACGAGTACGAGCACCAGTGCTCATGAGTACCGACAGCTGTTCTTCAAAGCGCACAGCTGCTTCGGTTTCGTTGATCTTGCGCTGTTCTTCCTCACGTTGAATCACTTCACTCAGCTGTTCAAACACGTTGAGGAATTCGGCTTCGGTCCAGGTACTGGTGTCAATACCACGAGGACGCATACCATACGCATCCTTGTACATATCCCAGTACTGGCACTGCATCTGTTCCAGCACAGACATTTCTTCCCAAGTTTTGAAGTCTTCCATAACGATCTCCTAATTAAGCCAAGGTAAAGGTAGACTTGCGGGGAGCACCAGCTGGAAAACCAGAGGTACCAACCACATAGCCACGAGAGGACTTACCACGCATCTTTTGCGTAGGTGCTTTGCGGGACTTCACAACTTCAATGGAGCCACCTTTCTTAAGGAATTTGGCAACTTGCTTTTCGGTCTCGGCACGCAACTCAGCTTTGGACTTAAACACAACAGACATTTTTAACTCCTTTTCAATCATCATAAGATAATTATACGTCTTTTCTGAATTAAAGGCAAGCGATATTTGCAATCCCCTACGAATCTGAGGGGAATCCTCCCGACTAGGGATCACGTAAGTTGTTGATATGTAAGGGGATTTTTCTAGCCCGACAGGTGCTAGGAGTCCTAGGGGAAGCTGGGCTGGCAAGGGTGGGTAAACCCCTGCTGGGGCTGCTAAAACGTCCCTACGGACGTCCTAGAGGGTCTTACGAGACGATCTGAAGCCCACTCAGGGCACTGGCTGGAACGACCTCGATACCTGAGCCAAAGATGCGGTTATACTGGGAAGCCAGTTCGGTATCGGCTTCGGCTTCGGAAGCGATAGCTGTTAGGTGAAGGTGAACGCTACCTTTGGCGTAGACCATGTAAGGAGCAAGTCCCACGCTCATGCCTTTGACACCTTGCTGAATCATAATCGTTGCAGGATTTTCAAGCGCATAACCAGCACCAATGTCGCTCACTTTGCTGATGAGTTCTTCACCAGAAATCAATTTAAATACTTTAATCACGTCAAGTCCTTTGCTAAAAATTCAATGTAGTCTGCTGCTTCGTTGTGCTCATGAAAGTGTTTTATGTGGAAGTTATCCAATTCAAAGTAGTGTTGAGCAATGACAAGAACTTCTCTGTTTTTGTATACTGATATCTTCATGATCCAATCCCCTCTTCGTATGGTTACGAACGAGATAAGGTTGGGGGACAATTTTGCTTTCATACAAGTATTTAGGGGAACCCAAAAGTCCCCCTAAAATTGTACGATTACACTAGACTTCGCATTCGAATTTTCGCATAGAACTCACGCTCAAGTGCTTCTACCTGAGTAGTGTTCTGTGGGTTGTTCGAAATAATATATTGTTCAAGTGTTTGGTTTCTGTCTCTGAATATGACAGAGAACAAAGTTTTAAAGGCGATTAGCAACTTCGTCATAAGTCTCCTCATTTAAAGTTTGCTTCTGTCCTCTAGACTTTACAGCAATTTTCTTTGGCTTCTGTGTTTCAGGAATCATACGCTCAAGTGCAATCTTCAACATACCATTGAAGTACTCTGCGTCTTTAACTTCGATATGATCATCGATAGCAAAAGCACGAGTGAAGGCACGATTAGCGATTCCTTTGAACAGATAACCCAACGAGTCATCAGTCTCTTGTTTCACATTACCACGAACTATCAACTTACCACCATCGATCTCGATATCGATTTCGTTTTGAGCGAAACCAGCAACAGCGATCTCAATTGTGTAGTGATTCTCCGAATTCTTACGAATGTTGTATGGAGGGTAGTTAGGTATGTTCTTCGTAAGATCAGCATGCAAAACTTGCATTTGTTTTGCAGTGTCTTCGAAACCGACAAAGAATTTGTCGAAGTCTTTAAAGCCTGGACCAAATAATCCTAGATGGTTTCCCATGGTGATCTCCTTATTGTTTAGCAAATGCTTTTTTAGCATCGAATGTGTACGCTGAAAGTCCAAGAGACGTATAAAAGTCTACATGTGCTTTAGCGACGATCTTTGCAAAAGAAGATTGTGCTTCAATAAATTGATTGAGTGGCTTTTTTAGTTCTTCGTTTTTGACGCAGGTCTCAACGAATTTAGATTTGATTCCTTGGAAAGAATCGATGGCTGTGTTAATGTTATTCAACATTGTTTTGCTCCTATTAAGCGAGTTAAAATAACCCTCAAGCAATTCCCCGAAGGCGAATTGATGAGAGCCGTAAAATGCTGGTTACGAGATCCAGCGATACCGTGCGTCGTATCCGCTTTATTACGCTTCGTTTCTTAGCGGTCCTAAGGTGAAGCCAATTACGTTCCCATCCCTGGGATAATTCTATTTATGCTGCTGGAAGCGCAGTCTTTGAAGATTCAACTTGCTTGGCAATTTCTTCTGCTTGGGGATCCCCTTGCGATTTAATCTTGCCAATCAAAGAAACTACTTCTTCAAAAGGATGCTTACCCAACACACGCAAAACTGTGTTTACTTCTTCAATGCTCAGATCAAGTTTGATCATAGTTAAATTCCTCATGTAAAATTATTTAGTCTTCTTACCAATGTTATATTTAGGAACAAGTTCCCACTCCTCTTTCTCTTTATAAGATACAACCTTAATTTGAGAAAGAGATGCTTTCGGATCTGCCTTGGCAGGAGTTATAATATTTAACAACTCCCAATCCTGTAGTAGACCCGTAATAGCATTTCTACGTTCAATATCGCCTGACGTGATATTGGATTCTTTACCATCAAGGGCAAAGAGTTCTTTAAAGTGAACGATGAAGTACCGACCCTGCTTGTGTAAGATGTGGCAGGATTGATATAGTTTTTGTTCTTTTCTGGAAGCGATCCCAATGCGAGTAAGTGTCTCGCGAACCTTGAGAAAGTTGTCTGGTTCGGGTAGTGTCACTTCAAGCATGGACTCTGGCGTCCAGTCGTAATAAATCATTTCAACAGTCATTATTTTCCACCTTTTTGTAATTTTTGTTCAATTATGCTCAATTGCTCTTCAGAAAGGACGCTCAATGCCTCTTTCGCCTTTTCAAAGGAATAGCCGTAGTATTCCTTAATGAGTTGAAGAGATTTAGTCTCGGCATCTTTCTTAGCCCATTTACTAAACCTTTTCTTCTTAGGTATAGTATTTAGGAAATAATGAAATTGCCAAGACTTTGGAATCGCTGGGAAACGATTCATCTCGTTAGCATAAAGAACAGTGTCATGGAAATATGACAAACCCCTGTTCACCATAAAAGCAGAATAGTCTTTCTCTGCTTGTGGATCTTCAAAAAGATTCTTCTTGTTGTCGTTGATTGCATTTAGGAAATCAAATGGGCTCATTTGAAACCTACTTCTCGCAAGTTGTTTGTGTTTGCCGCAAACTTCTTGCCTGGATATCGCTTCATCAAGTTTTCTTCTAACTCATGACGAGTCTTACCCTGAGCCATGAACACGCCACCATCTTGTTGGTATACATAAAATTTATCGTCAACATATTCAATGGTAATGGGAATCATGTTCTCCATTTCTTCTTTATGTTCATGAATCTCAATCTGACTCAGTATCTTATTCATTTGATACAAAGCCAGCCACTCTCTAGTGAACCACCCGAAAGCAAATGCAATAATTATTAGTAGAAGTTCTTCCATGGTCAGTCCTCATTTGAATTTACAGTTGGCCATAACTTCGGTCAACGCTGCCATAGTATTTAGTTCATGATCAGCAACGAATGCTGCCTTGTACTGATACTCTGCAAGTGTAAGGACTAGTTGAGGAATGCTCTGTGGATCAAGTAGAGTGCTGGCGTTGTCGTAAAGTTCTCGGAACAGAGCAACAGAATCCATGTCTGAGTTCTTGCCTACCCACTTACGCACTTCAGTAAAGTTCATGTCACGCAAGTTCTTCATGAGTTCTTTGTATGACTCTTCACCGACATTGACTAGAATGCCAGTATCAATCTTACCAGAAACAGAGTAGCGTTGAAGTTCGTTCAGAACCCTACGGTAATCTGGAAAGTGTTTCGCTACTACCTCAGCAACTACCTTCTGATCGAATTCAATGTTCTCTTGTTTAAGAATCTGGACTGCACGTTTAAAGAATGCAGCCATCGTTTCTTGTTTGTCTTTGTTATCGATCTTGAAGTCAATCACTGCGCAACGTGAGTGCAATGGCTCAATGATACGATTCTTAAAGTTACAAGTAAAGATGAAGCGACAGTTGGCAGAGAATTCTTCAATGAATGCTCGCAACGCTGGCTGGGTTGAGTTTGGATTTAGGTAATCTGCTTCGTCAAGAATAACAACTTTCTTGGCATCAGTCAGTGATACTGAAGAAGCAAAGGACTTGATCTTGGTGCGCAGAACATCGATACCAGATTCTTCTGAACCATTAATGAACAGAAACTCTGCACCGATCTCATTACACAGTGCTTTGGCTACTGTGGTTTTACCAACACCAGCAGTACCGCAGAATAGGAAAGTGGGAAGTTCTCCCTGAGCGATGTACTCATGGAAAGTTTTCTTGAGTGACTCAGGAAGAACACATTCATCAATTTTCTGTGGGCGATACTTCTCTACCCACAAGAACATTTCGTCTCGGCTATTGATCATAACAACTCCATAATATAAAAAGAATAGAGGGAATTACACCCTCTCAATTTAGAAACCGAATACTGAGTCAGCTTCTACAGCGACATAGTAAACCAATTCGCTTGAAGTTGCTTTGAAGCGAGAGATCTTCTTGCTAGAAATACTGACAAGGTAATCACCTGGAAGCATCTTTAGGTTTTCTACTTTCAAATTCACTTTGAATTCTTTGTCAGTAGAACCTACCTGAGCATTGTAAGTATTACCAGTGGCATTCTTCTTGTCGCCAACTTGGTTAACCATCTTGCTACCATCACCAACGATCTGTAGGTCAGTTGCACGCAGGACTGAAGAAGTCTTTTGAATCATGTTCAGCATGGTAGCTGTCAATGTGAATTCAATTTCTGCTTCTGGGAACACGATTGCTTTCTGAGGAACAACTAGGTTACCAATCTCAGCAGCGAAATACTTAATGCTTGCGCCACCTTCTTTGATTGTTACATACTTGTCGCTAAAGTCCAACTCAGGATCATCGAACAAACTCATGGCACCTAGGAACTCATTGAGGTCATAGATTCCAAAGTCTGCAGGGAATGTTTCTGTTACGACTGTGTCGGACATTACATTCTTCTGGGTTGAGATTGTGGCAAGTTTGTTGCCTTGCTTCAATAGCAGGTTGCTGTTAATCCCAGCAAAGTTCTTGAAGAGTCCTACCGTATCTTTACTTAGTTTCATTTTGTTTCCTTTTCAAAAATGTACATTACTATGTATAAAACATTATACCCCGAATCGGGGTATAAGTCAAATTTATTTGTTGCTTTTCCATGCATTAAATTCTTC